AATATCGAATAGGTCGTACATAATACATCCATATATTATATATGCAACTATGTAGAATATTGCTGAGTACTTAAAATACATAGCAAAAGACCCGTAATCGTTTAGTTGAGAGGTCATTAGACTAAAAAACTGAAAGCAAATAGCTGTGATAGTAGAACATACAACAATTCCTAACACAAACATTAAAATTGCTCCTATTATAACTAATTCGATCCAAAATAGTCGTACAAAAAGTCCTAATGAAATCAGAACTAACGTGTAAAATAGAAAAGCTGCCATATTATATTGTTTAGAACCTAAAGATACGACCATTCTACATATCAGGCAACAAAAAAAGCTACTTTTTTAAGGTAGCTTTTTAAGATATTAATAATAAAGGACTATACGTGTATAATAACTACTATACCTGATCCACCATCTCCACCATTACCCCAGTTACTCGCTTGGTCAGATAAAGCACCCCCACCACCACCAGCTCCTGTGTTAGCAGCACCCTTTGCGCCTGCTCCTTTAACACCTGAACCACCATTTCCACCTCCACCTAATCCACCTAATCCACCAGCACCAGGTCCTACATTTACCCATCCACCACCTGCACCACCACCTGCATAATAAACAGGAGTACCGTTTTGAATTGTAAGTGCTACACCGTTTCCACCATTTCCACCTTGGTGTATTGTGAAAGGATTATAGAATATATCAAAATTACTACTTCCTGAATTAGCAGCACCACCGCCACCTGCACCAGCTTCTCCTCTTCCTACTTGCAAACCACCTGGAAAGCCTAAGTCTACAAATAGCTTTGAGCCACTCACAACTCCACCTCCACCTGATCCACCATTTCCGCCATTTGGACGACCACCTACTCCACCGTAAGAACCTGTTAACATTTCAGCATCTCCACCACTTGCAAAAGATTGTGTGATTGATCCGCTTACATATTTGTAATTGTTTCCTGCACTACCTGAAAAAGCTACTAAGGTTAATGTTGTTCCAGTAGAAGCTGCTGTGATATCAAAACTGCTTGATAAACTATTAATTTTAGTTGCTACCGCTGCTGTAGTAAGTGCTGCTGTTGATCCTGTTACAACATAGTAGTTAGGAGCCGCATCTACTTGAGTTAAGCTAGATGTTATATGAAAAGTTCCTAATATAGAACCTGTCAATTGAAAAAATGCATGATCTGCGTAGGAAGAACTTACTACAGCTCTTGCTAAACTAGCTGAAGCTGCTATAATAGTGGTTCCACCAGGTGTTGCTGGTGAGTTATAAGTACCACCACTTCCACCTTTACCTACTGTTACACTCCATGTAGGGTCTGTAGCTAAAAAAGTATAGGAACTAGTGTAAAATACACCACCTGCACCACCTCCATTACCACCAAATGCATTGTTTCCTGTACCACCACAGCCTTCTGATCCACCTCCACCACCGCCAACTAAAAGAACTTGTGCAGTTAAAGTTCCGGTTCCTGCTACATAAAGATTTCCTGATCCTGTGAAAGTCTGTACCTGATAAGTAATTCCACCCGATACAAAAGATGATGATATACCACCTGATAGTGTTAAAGCCATAGTTTTTGTTTTAATTTATACGCTAATAAATAGTATGGATTACCCCTTATAGTATATTTTGTAGCCTTTCTTCATTATGCCTGGAGATGTGTTAATTCTACAACTTATGGAACTTTGTGGAATACCTGTTAATTTTGATAGCTGCAAAGCACTACCTGCTTCTATAATACTACCATTTTCGTATTCGCAAATAACAGTTCCTTTACTAGCTTTTGCTTCTAATCCTACTTTGCCGGTTTGATCAAGCTTTCTAAGCTCAGCAAGCTTCTGCTTACCTTCCTTAGACATATCTGATTTCATACCCTTAAATACCCTAGCTTTGTTGTTAGTATTGCCAAACTGAGCTTTAGATATCTTAGCTTTGTGCTCATCGGTTTGTTTTCGGGTCCATAAAGGCATTAAAATTCTTCTAGCTTCTCCGTATTCATCCTCTGTAAGAGTACGTTTTTTGCTATAGGCCATGCGATGAAAAGCCCATAACATTTTTTTACTGTAAATTGAATGAAATTGAAAATACTCAGCTAAAATCTTATGACATCTATAATGTTCTTCTGGAGTTAATAAAACTGTTGTTGATTTTTTTCCAAAACTTTTAGGTACAATATGATGTGCTTCGTAGTAAGCTGCTTTTTTGGAACGATTTGCTATTAGTGCAGCTCTAATAATTGTGAAATACTCATGTAGCATAAAAAAGCCCTTTCTAATAAATAGTAAGGGCTTAGATATTTTAATAATTTGGAACGAAATATTATGCTTAGTAATTTAAAATCGCATAATCCATTCCTATAGTTAGTTCAATTGTGATTGCTTCTTGGTTAGACCAGTCATAAGAACCGAAGTTAGATGTTTTAATGAATGCACCTTTAATAATCCACTCACTTACAATATCACCTACTGGACCTAAGATAGATAAATTCAAGTCTTTCTTGTAAAAATCTGAATAACCATCACGTCCTGTTACAGATTCATGTGATAAACGAATCCACTCCATTACAGCTTGTTGGCCTGAAGGAGAGATTGGGTTGTATAAATTTAGGGTCATATCTGCCCACTCTGCTTTACCTTTAATTTTGCGGTAAACGTTGATGTGGTCGATTTTCACTTCCTTTAAGTCGATGTTTGGTGCAGTTGCACTTTTAATCATAAATGAAGGGATACCATCTATATACATTATGAATCGGTTCTGAACTGTAGGTTCAAAAGCGGTAAACATAATTTCATTTGGATCTAATACTGGCATTTCTAATTGTATTTAATATAAATATCTATTGCTTATAAAACCTCTTAGTCTTCTTCCATTTCTTCTAAGTTACCTGATAACTTGCTGAAACCTTTTTCAGCATATTTACCGCCTGGCTTAACGCTAGAAGGAGAAAGTTCTGTATCGTAGTATTTCTTAAGCTGAGCTAGTTTATCTTTAGAAAGACCTTTTAATTTGTGTGCTAAGTCTGTAATTCCTTCTTCCATTTCCTCTTCTTCAAGATTTCCTGAAAGTTTGCTAAAGCCTTTTTCAGCATACTTACCGCCTGGTTTAACGCTTGATGGAGAAAGTTCTTGTTTGTAGTATTGCTTAGCTTTTTCTGCACCTTTCTTTACTGCAGATCCTACTTTCTTAGCTACATCACCTAAACCTTCTTGTTTCATTTTGTTGGTCATCTTTTCAGCAGCTTTGTTAGCTTTAGGTTCTTTTACTTCTGTATATCCACCTAATGCTTCCTTGGTCATTTTACCTTCAGCTAAAACTTGCTTAGTAATTGATTCAAATAATTTCTTAGATAAGTGTAATCTAACTTTTGTATTGTTTTTCATTTAGTTTGTATTTTATGCGCCGAAGGTTACTCCAGTTGGCTCAATGTTAAAGTTTAATTGAATAAATTCCGCAGTAATTGTTGGCTGTAAGTAAATATCACCTACTAACAAGTTTCTATCAATTACATCTGGAGTATTGTTTGTTGTATCCATTACAACTCTATAAGCATATAAACCTTGTTGTTGTTGAACGTAATCTAAGTAAGGATTTACTTGATTCAAGAATTTATTTCTAGTTACAGTAGTGTTTTGTTCGAATACTAATGTTTGAGCAATCTGTCCAATGTAGCTTTTAAGCGCAATTAACAAACGTCTTACATTTACTCTATTCAATGCGGAACTTTGTGAAGTTAAAGTCTTCTGACCATATACTACTACACCCTGTCCTGGGAATACTGCAATTGGGTTTACGTTAGCACTATACAAAGTATTTCTTTGGTTTACAGTTAATCTAATTTCTGGTTGAATTACTGTTGGTAATCCACCTCTATTTAGACCAGCTGGTGCAAACCAAGGAGCTGCTACAGTGTCAGTATACTCATAAACACCTGGGATAACTGTAGAAGGTGGTACGAAATGTAATCTACCTGTCTCAGTTGATCTTGTTTGAACCCAAGGATAGTAAGTTGCACCGTATGTGTTGCTAAATGATTGTGCTAAACTTGTTGCTGTGCCAATTGTTTGGTTATATGAAGTCATATCAACCACTGCAATAGCATCACCACGATTCTGTACTACAGATAGTAAGGTACTAACTTGATCTGGTCCATTTTGGAAAGTTAAACCTGGTGCATAAATTGAATTATACTTGTAAGCATCTGTATTAGCTAATAAATTAATAGCCGTATCGTAATCACTTGCAAATACACCTTGAATATTAGTTGTTGGATCAGTAGTCACTGAATTAAGCGCAGGAATCTGTTCAAATAAATTTAAAGGAGCTGCATCAGTAGGTCCAAAACAACCGTATAAAGGACCTGTAGAACCGCTAAATGAACCATTGTAAGATCCACTTCCGTTTACAGGAATAGAGGATGTGTATTGTGAATAAGGTTTACCTTGTGGGTTTAAATAAGTAGGAGTTGGAGTAAATACATTCTTAACTCTCACATATTGTGATTGGTTAGGATAGCTACCACTTACTTGTAAGTAAGCTAGACCATCTTCATCATAAAGAATAGTTTGAACTTGATCACCAATTACATATTCAATGTAGTTATTTTGATTAGGATCTAAAGAAACGTTTGCCCAAGTTTCCAATACTGATTGGTTACCTGTATAATCGTTACCTTGTCTAATAATAAGAGTAAATTGACCTGAACCTGTATTAGCTCCAGTAACCATCCATCTTACGTTAGAAGAAGAACCAGATGGCAATAAGCCATTTGTAGTTTCACCTTCAGCAGCACCTTGATTGTTACTCATTACTGTACCTACAGACAATGTTTCAAGTTCAAAAGCGAAAGTTGGATCAACACCACCTACAAGAGATTGAGGTGTAGATGCACTTACATAGCTAAAACTGTTTCCACCAATACCTGGTATATCAGAATACAAAGTAAAGGTTGTTCCGTTTGCAGAAGCTTGTAAATCAAAGCTACCAGAATATGAATTAACTTTCTGTGCTAAGTTAGCTACAGTAGCTGCTTGAGTAGATCCTGTTACAACGTAATATTGACTAGTAGCTGGATTATCTGGTGTAGCAGGAATAACACTAATGAAATTAAATGTACCTGATACTGAACCACTTACTTGAATGTAGGAATGATCAGTAAAAGTAGAAGTACTAGCAATTGCTAAAGAAGCAGTTGCACCTATATAGTTAGGAGCGCTTGCTACTGCTGGAGTATAAGAACCACTTGCTACTCTTGTAACTAACAAAGAAGTACCTCCTTGTTGGAAGTAGTTATATGCAGCTTGAGAAGTTAAGTATTCCTGAGTTGTACCACCAGATATAAAGGTTGTACCAAACTTAGCAGTAAATTGAGAATATGTAGTTACTAACGTTGGTGTATTCTGCCTACCAATAACAGTTGGACCTACTAAAGCGGCACCTACTGTGATTGGACCTGATGTGGTTTGGGAAAGGTTGTTTTCAACGAGGAAAACACCGGGTGAAATTAATGCTTCTGCCATTTTATGATTTTATTTCTACTAATAAATAGCTATTGAGATTGGCAAAACCTAATTTATTATAAAGTACTCTGCTAGTTAGTTTGTAAAGGAGTAATTTCACCTGTTTGTACGTTAATTGAACCATCTCCGTACTTATCACCTAGTTGTTTCATATACTCTTGTTGAGCAGATGCATTTGCTTGAACTGCAGCTTTCAATTTGTCTATTTCTAGATCAATTAAAGTTCTTTGGTAATGAATTTCTCCTAATGAGATTGCAATTTTACTTGCTTCTTGTCTAAATGCTTGAAAGTCTTGTAACTCCTGGTCTGTTAATTGTGCCATGTTTTTTATTTTTTTGTAACTTTGTTTTTTATCTTATTTACTTCAGCTTTAACTTCGTCTTTAGCAGCTTTTACTTTGTTAGCTGCCATAGTTTCAACTTTAGTTTCCACTGCTTGAATTTTTTCTTGAATCTTAGCTTCTACTTCTTTTACTTCGTTTTCAGCTTCTGCTTCTAAGTTAGAAATAGTCAATGCTTTTTTGTTTTTCTGTACACCTACTACTAGAATAGTAATTACTACTAATACAATAAGGATAATAAAAATAGTTCCAAACATATGTTTTGTTTTAATGTATATATAAATAGTCTAACTTTTACCAAAAAGAAACTTGGTTACTTTTTCAACCCGTACTTAATCCACCTATACCAAAATCTTTCATGTAGATAATAAATAGCAGGCTTTATAATCAACTCTAACACGCTGAATGTAAGTCCAAACTCAATGTTGTTTGTTAGATACCAAGTAATAAAAAATCCAACTGTAGTGCTTACCATTCTATAACTAATTGTCTTGGCTAGATGCCTTTTTGCTTGTACTATCATAATTTACCCTCCGCCTTCATTTGTTCTCTTAGCTTAGTTGCTGATATATCACGTATTTCTTCTGGCGGTATGTGCTCTATTACATCGTATCCTACACCTCTACCTATGTTTATCGATTCAATATCGGGTATGATAATAATCTTTAATACCTTTTGTTCAACAAGATCGATAAGTTCAGTAGATAGGTTTTTTAATACTTCTTGAGCAGTCCAAGGATTCCTTTCATCGGGTTCTACATCTCTAATGCACAATAGCACACGTTTTCCTTCGTTTAAACGTTGGTCAATTAACCACCTATGGCCTTCGTGCCAAGGTTGCCAACGTCCAATATACATTGAATATTTAACATCACTATTAGATGATCCAAAAGCTGCCTGTGCTAGATATTTTTTCATTTGTTGATATAACTTTTTATTTCTTTAATACACTCTTCTTCAGTCATCCATTCTGTGTTTAGATGTAAAGCAGCATCTTCTTCAGGATAATCAAAATCCTGTACGTGGAAAGCTTCTCTACCTCTATTCAGCTGATACGTTAAATATACCCATTTTACATCAGGACACAAACTATCTAAATAATCTCTTGCTTCTTTGTACGGGTAAACCAAAGATAAAACCACATCGTTACCATTGTAATGTAGGTAGGTAGCAATATCGCTTGCTCGATTGAGGTTTTTAACACGTCCTTCTCTACTATAATCATTGTTTTTAAACATTAATCTTAAATGATCTCCATCTATATAGAAATCGGCTTGCAGTTTAACTGCTAAGGTTGACTTTCCACTGCAAGGTTGACCAAATAATACTGTTATCATTTTGTATACTTAAATTGTTGATAAAACCAGGCGTAATTGTTGTAAATCCAGTCTGTGACATCTTTACCCAGTAATGCTTTTGCGTTGCTTCTTACCGGCTCTAATTTCGTTCTAATGGTATGATCACCAAATGCTCCGTACACCTCATCATCCTCCTTAGTTACTTGCTGAATATTATCAAAATCATGCTTGAAAAAAGGAATGTTTAGGTACTGATAGATTCTTTGCATTTCTGTATCTGGATATAAACAAAGATCTTCAAACCTTACAAATAGTATCTTGCTGTCAAGACCCATTCTAAATATTTCACTTAATCTTTCAAATGCTAATCCTACAGGAGGACTTTGAGCCCATATATCAATACGTTTTGGTACTGTGGTACCTTGACCTTTACTCCAATCTAAGATGTCGGATTGTTTATCAGGGTGTTTTCTAAAGTTATTCTCCATGGAAGCAAAAATATCTCTAGGATCTCTTACCATACAGATAATTTTTGGCTCTTCTTGTCTTACAAACTTTAAAAAATCATAGTGAATACCCCAACCTCTTGATTTATCTACTACATACTTTTTGTCTGTGATAGCATTGTAAAATGCATCCATACCATTTTTAGCAAATGCCTGCCATCCTGCTTTCATTAATTCAGGATCTTGTGCTTTAAATTCAGGACTATTTGTGTAATTACCTCTTGCTGCAAATATTAATTCCAATACACCTGATGTTGGTGTTGCATAGATATCTGGATTCTGAGCTAGGATGTTTTGCAATAGTGTGCTACCTGCTCTTGGTAATGATGATTGAAAAAATAATTGTTCCATATTAAAATCTATTTGAATCTACGTAATCTTCTTTTCTATTTTTAAAATATCCAAGCATTATTGGATTGTATTTTTTTGGGTTTACAAACTCTAACACACCATCTTTATTTTTAACTACATCAGTGTCTAAATGAAGATCTTTTATTATAAAATGTCGTTCGAAATACTGCCTGTTGTTTAAAGACCCGTGATATAAATGATACAAAATTCCTTCCAGATAACCAAATTTTAAATTAAGAGCTTTTATTTTTTTAATGTAATCATCTTTTTTAGTAGATCCGAAGGATTGTATTTGAAGGGGCAATCGAATAAAATCTATTAAAGTCATTTTATCTCCCCCACCTATAATAGCGTATTCGTATAACCCTATTTGATCAAAAAAACGTCTATTAAAAGCTATTGCATAACCAGCACTAAAAGTAGTCGTTTTAACTGCATATGTTAAATCTAGTAGGGTTTTAGCACATTCAAATAAAGTATCGTAGTAGGGATCTATTCTATAGGCATCGTGAAAGGGTACTACTACATCATACCCATCTAATTTGTCAATTGTATCATTAATCCAATCTTCGTTTTCAAACAATACATCACCATCTAAACAAACTATCTTAGTATACTTTTCTGGTAGTTTGCTCACTAGTAGGTTTAGTAAGTTCTCTTTGTGAAACATGTAGGAATTAGCTCTTACGTGAAATGTAGTTTCGTTCTCAGAAAAGAAAGGTTCCTCTCCATCGTACACTAACTCCATCGTGTAATGAGGTATGTTGCTTTTTTTAAGTATGTTAGCAACGTATAATTGATTCATTACAGGTTTTATGAACTTTCCTGCGTTAAAAAATACCGTACACACTGCAATGTTGTCTTGCTTTGGTGCTTGGTATTTTTTTATATTTTTAAATGATATGCTCAAAGTTATTTACATTTATTCTTGGAAAAGGAGTATTTGGGATTGGTTTATCAAGAAAAGGACAAAGTTTTTCCCACCCATCACCTTCACAGATATTCATTTCTAAAAAGTTAGGATTATTCTTAAAATAATCTCTTACTTCTTGGTTATATTCCCTATAATATTTTGTAAATGATTCTTTTGTAAATTTATCTGTTTCAAAATGTCGCTTATACATTTCTATTTTATACAACCTATCTGCTTCTGTAATGTGATGGGTCGGTACTAAGTTATTTAACCACCTGCTCACAGAGATCCACCATTCGTCTTCATCTCTAACTGTTAGTATGAATTTACTATCTAAGAAATGTTGATCTAATATCTTGTACAACCTCTCTGTGTTGAATGGTCTATCTTTAAAACAATCGAAATTATCAATCATTTTAAATATAAGGTTGTAATTTTTATTGAAAGCAGCTAAATTTAATCCTTTCATTCTTAAGTCTGGAGAGCATACTTTTGTGTATCCTAATATGTACCAAGCCTGTACTATTGAACTAGTAGCAGTCTTGTTTAGACCTATACAAAATATTTTCACAGTTACTTTTGCTTTTTGATAGAAGTTATAATACCATCCACGTTAAAGATTTCATTTTCGCTGTTATATGGAAATTCTATTAAATCTCCACCAATATTAAATTTACCTAAAAAGGCATTGCGTAATTCGGGCTTAATTGTAAAAGGATTAGCTATTATGTTATTATGTATTTCATAACCAAACACTTCAGGTTTATTCGCTATCCATAATACAGTGGAGGATAAATTCATACCTGCAGCTACATGTTGAGCAAAGCTATCCATAAACAACCTTTTTCGACTTAATCCAATCAATACGGCAATAGCTCTAAAAGTATCTGTTACTGGGAATGTGTTTTCTAATGTAAGTTGATCTTCTCTTTTAATATGTACAATATTGTATACACTTGCAAATTCTTCAACTACTGAGGTAGCTATTTTATAAGGAATATCTCTAGCCCAACTATACTTTAAATCAGTAGATGCACCGCCGTTTGTCTGTAAAAGTAAAATAGGTCTGTCGGATGCAAATTTAGCACTAAAAAAATCCGTTTCTCTTTGAGTTAGGAATATTTTCGGCTGTTCGTTGTTGTAGGAAATACCAAACATTTTACACCACGTTTTAATTAGGTGTTCATTTTGCATTACATGCTCTGTTTGAACATATGGATCGTGAGCTAAGATCTTAAATTCTTTATTTTCAATATACTCTTCGTAGAAATAGCTAAAGCTTCCAAAATTGAAAGCTCGGTCTACAAAGGGATTATTTAAAAATACATCAGCGTATCCTGATACTACTATTAATCTGCTGTCTGGGTATTGTTTTTTGATGGCTTCACACACTGCTGTTGCCATAACACATTTACCAATACCTCCATTAATTTGGAATACTATATTCATAACTTAAATTTACGTAAACTAATTTAGATGACCAACTTTTTCTAGTAGTTAAAATTACTACCAGATACAACAGCTAC